GAACATTGCGTATTTTGAAAGGAGTGATGTCATGTTGAAAGAACTAAAAGATACCGATCGTGAGGAAATCAGTCGTCTGATCAAAGAGGGTTATACAGAGGGATATCTGGATACCGAAAATGGCAAGCATATTTACTGGAAACTCCAAACAAATATCTGGAGTGATAATTAAATTAGCAGGTGCTTAATATGATAAAAAATATTATCAAGACAAGAAATCTTATTGAAAAGCAGCGTCATGAACTTATGTCAGCGGTCCGTGCCTTGCCTCAGAACGATAACATAAAGTTATTGGAAAAAAACTGTTTTGTCGTTAAGTTCAGTCAGCTCGGAAAGTCCCTTGCGCCGGAATATTATGATTTTTGCTGGCAATATAATAAAATTGCCAATATAATCGAAAAAGCTGATATGTCCAATATTGAAAATATTTTACTGGAAATCATCGAAACAGGCCGCTATCGGGAGACTTGCAAAAATACAAGTCATTATATAAAATTTCATCCGCAGGTGTTAATGAATCTTGCGGGCATCCTGTGTCCGGCACTAAGGGAAGTTAAAGCAACGTGAAAATCTTCATCGCCATGCCATTTTCGATTATGCTCGTGTTCTATTCCGGTCCGGGGTGGTGGGCGGTGGCGTTGTTTATTTTATTTATTCTCAGGAGTAAAAAAGTGTGAATATCAGTATTTATATTACCATGCTTCGTGAATTGCAGGAATCGGAAAGCCGCACGCTAAAAAGAAAACCCGTAAAAAAAGTAATTGATTTTTCTCTGTTTTTCTTTGATATTAATTCTACATAAAGGAGCAATGATGTCCGCTAAAAAGGCTAACTGTATGTTTATTATTTTGCCAGAGCTTTATAATCCGGACAAAGGCTATGAGTTATCTACAATGTGGCCTGGAGCAGCGGGTACATACAGGACAGGTTTTTACTGTGGTCACGATCTCGATCTGGCAATCGAATGGGCCAATGATCTGAACATAGAGCAGGGCAACGATCCTGAATTTGTCACAGACGTTTATGAAGCCGTATCAGGTATCGATCAAATACATTTTTTCAGAGTTTGATTATACTAACAGTGAACAAAATTTGCTAATAATAAAAAATATGTCTTGACATTTTTGATATACATATAGTTTAACGTGTTTGGTTTCTTGCAGGAGACCAAACACGAATTTACCAGATGGAGGCAGCCAAATGGTTCAATTCGATTTCCCTGAGGGAGAACGCACTATTCTACTTAGGGCTCACTACGATCAGAAAGACCGTTGTGCGGCCGTTCCTGGGGGCCGATGGGTCCCCAAGGAACGTGCTTGGGAATATCTATTCACTCCTACTACAGCAAGTGGTTTGTTACAATCGTTCTCGAACCAGATGAACGATGAAGACAGGCAAAAACTTCAGAGTATCGCAACCAGACTCAGTATCGCGCAATCAGTTAAGAACGGACAATACGTTCTTGCGTCTCCGATATCGAACACAGCGCCTTGGCATCATCAAGTCGTCTGTTACAATATGGCCCGTGAACTTCTCGGTCTCGACGAGAAAGACACCTGCGGCGGCGGTGTCATGCTGGCGCTCGACATGGGTTGCGGAAAGTCGAGGTGCGCCGTCGACCTGATCTGCAATTATCCAGACAAATTCAAGAAAGTCCTGATTGTCTGCCCGGTATCCGTTATTGATGTCTGGGCTGGTAACAACATAATATCCGGCCAGTTTGATCGGCATGCCACAGAAGACCAGCGGAACAAATTGGTTATCCATCCTGTAAAGGGCGTCTCTGTGGAAAAGAAAACCAAAGCCGCGGAGATGGCGAGGTTCCAGGCGTTGAATGCCAGAAAACAATTTATTTGCGTCATAAATTATGAGTCGGCATGGCGCGAACCGTTTGCTAAATGGGCGCACGACGTCGGATTCGACCTGATCGTCCTCGACGAGAGCCACCGCATCAAGACACCCAGTGGCAAGGCGTCCAAGTTTTTTGCATCTCTGGCCAAGACCACAAAATACCGGCTGGCACTTACTGGCACTCCTTGTCCACACGCGCCTCTCGATATCTACGGCCAGTATCGTTTCCTCGATCCGGGTGTCTTCGGGACAAGTTTCACAAAGTTCCGGAGCAATTTTGCCGTCATGGGCGGCTTTCAGGGACATCAGGTTCTGTCCTACCGAAACACCGAAATGTTGCACAACAAAATGTTTCTGCTGGCACATCGCGTCATGAGCAAGGACATCTTTGATCTTCCGCCATTTCAGTCTGAAATCCGAACATGTACGTTAAGCAAGGATGAACGGGATTTATATAACCAGATGAACGAGAACTTCTGCGCGGAGATTAAGAATAATCTGGTCACAGCATCTAACGCGCTGGTCAAGCTGTTAAGACTTCAGGAAATCACATCGGGATATCTGGACAAACAGCACATTGGCGATAGCAAGAGAAAGCTCTTGGCAGATGTTCTGGAAGATTTCGACGTTAAAGAACCCATTATCATATTTGCGAGGTTTACAAATGATCTTAAGGTAGTCAAAGAAATTGCAGAAAGCCAGGGGCGGACGTATGGCGAACTCTCGGGAAACTGTAACGATCTTTCGCAGTGGCAAGGCGGAAATAAAGATGTACTTGGCGTCCAAATTAAGTCCGGTCGAGAAGGCGTTGATTTCACGCGTGCTCGATACAGTATCTACTATTCGCTTGGATTTTCCCTGGGAGATTACGAACAGTCGATCAAAAGATTGGACCGTCCAGGTCAGTCAAGATCGGGAATGTATATCCATTTACTTGCAGAAGACACCATAGATTTTAAGGTTATGGACGCTTTGAAGAAAAAACAGGAAATTGTTGAGTCTGTGCTTAAGCAGTATTACGACGAAATCCCCGATTTTGATATTCCGGAAGATATCGCAGCAAGTATTTAATTTGATTCGATTCTGTTTTTTTATGATTTTAAGTCTTGACTTTGAAATCAATATACGTTGAAATAAAAAACAACAACAATACGGGAGGGACGCATGAACGATTACCGCATGGCGGTTCAATCGTGGCTCATGGCGAATCCTCTAAGGCAGTGGAGAACAGATCATCAGTTAACATTAAGAGATGTCGGGGCCGCGATAGGAACCGGATATCACACGATCTATCGCTGGGAAAGCGGCATGGCTTTCCCGAAAGAAAGCCAATATTTAAGAAAGGAGAATAACCATGAACCACATAGGCCAGGCAGGGGCGGGTGAGACCGTTGCAGCGGACACATCCACCGGAACAATGAGCGCTTTATTGTCTCTGTTCGTTCAACTGGACGCAGAGAAAAAGGCCACCAAGAAAGTCCTCGACGAGATCGAGGAGAAAATTGGCAGAGCCAAAGAACAAATCAAAGACCTTTTCGTCGAAATGGGCATCTCGTCCATTAAATCCAATGGAAAAAATATCTACATCGCCAAGCAAATCTGGGCGGGAATCAATTCGGGCACAGAAAAAACAGCGCTTGCGCAAGCTCTGATCGGAGCGGACATGCAGGATTATATTACCTGTAGCGCACAAAAACTTTCCAGCTACGTGCGGGAAATCATCCAGGAACATCCGGAATTTTTGGATTCCAACGGTGACATTATTGCGTCGCCTGAAGAAATAGCGGCAGCGTTACCGGAACCATTCAACACGATGGTTCGGGTAACGGAAACAGTAGACATTCGTATACGAAAATAACAGCCAAAAAGGAGGCAGCCTATGGCAACAACAGAAGGGGCAGCTTTGCCCGCAACAAAAACCAAGATAGATTTGTGTTTACCAATCGCAAAACCTGAAGATCTCGATAATTTCGCATTTGTTGATGATAATGCGATGGAGGTCGTTCGCGAGAATCTGGGCGGACAGGACATGTCGCCGAGTGATTTTGAAAAATTGAAATTCCCGACAGGGGGCGGCCAGTCATGGGAAGTGTTCGGTCTGGACGGAGAACCGCAGTCCGTCAAGTCCATCGACGGCATTGTTCTTATGAACAAGACCATCCGCGTTTACTGGGCGGATGAATTCACCGGTGAGGGTACTCCGCCGGATTGTCAGAGCAAAGACCTGATCACCGGCGTCGGAACTCCAGGCGGTCTTTGCGCAACGTGTCCGTACGCACAATGGGAAAGCGATCCCAAGGGTGGCGGAGGCCAGGCGTGCAAGACCGTCGGCACGCTGTTCGTCATGAGGCCCGGCGAAATGCTGCCGGTCATCGTGCCGGTTCCGGTCGCGTCAGTGCAGCCGCTGAAGAAATTCATGCTGTCCCTATCGTCCAAGAACATCAAGTACTCCAATGCGATTATCAGCATTGGGCTTGAGCAGGCCCAGAACAAGAAGGGCATCCGGTATTCAAAGCTGAAACCCAAATTAATAGCTGTTTTGCCAGATGAGGCGAAGGAACAGATAGATCGGTACATCAAGGCATTCCGTGAATCGATGAACAGAGTCACCGTTTCACGCGAAGATATCCAGTAACCAACTCCACTGGGGGGCGGGCATAAGTCCGCCCCACGTCTTTCTCTATCTTCGAGGTCATTATGAGTGCTGAGTTATTTTTAAAAACATTATTCCATGACAAACCGGACAAAGATCATATTCTGATTTGGGAAAAACGCAAAGATAAGAAAGTGTCGTATTGGTTCAAGAAAACACAGGACGCAATTAAGCATTTTGAAAAATATGGCATTAATCAGGATACCTATGTTGGTTGTGGAACGTCGGCCAAAGCTTTGTCGGCGTACGCAAGGTGCAAGGCGGAAGATATTTCCGGTATTCCGGCCGCCTGGTTGGACGTTGATATTCTGGATCCGGTTCATTCCAAATCCAATTTGCCGGAAAATGAAGAAAAGGCAAAAGAGATTATTGCCGCTTTTCCGCTGGCTCCGACAATGACTGTCCACAGCGGACATGGTTTTCAGTTCTGGTGGGTTTTTAAGCAATTCGGTCGTCTACCCGATCAGAAATCACATGACAGAGCGGCTGATTTACTGCACAAGTTTACTTGGAGCATGAGAGATCGCGCAAGATCACTCGGATACGATCTGGATATGACGTTTGATTTGTCCAGGGTATTCCGGATACCGGGCGGTATGAATTTTAAAGATGAAACACCGTTGCCGGTAAGACTGGAGAACTGCACGGAAAATTTCTACACACCGCTGGAATTCCAGGATGCACTTAATAAATTTCGGGAAGATTTGGGCGATAATGCCACACCCATTGAGGATCGCAAAAGCGTAAAGGTGGTCAATACGTCTGTGATAAACGGCAAAACACTGGTTTTGAATCCGCAAGCCAATCCGCCACAACCGAAATTTGATACGCTCCTGGAGTTTGACAGTAAGCTCAAAGCAAGTTGGGAGCATCGCGCAAAGTTCAAGTCCGGTGATGAATCTCCGTCAGCGTATGATTTATCCATTGCGTCTATTTTGTTCGCTAATGAATTCACTGAACAGGAAATCGTCGATACATTAATCGCTTTCCGCCGCAACAATAACCTTCCAGCTAAACTTATTGAAAAATATTACGAACGGACATTGGTCACAGCGTCCAGTGTCATCCGACAGAACAATCATTTTAAAGAACTAAATAACATTCTAATCGATATGGCCAATAACGTTGCGGTTGACAACGCCAAAATCGACGAAATCAAAAATAAAGCTAAAAAGTGCATCTCCGATATTATCGGGATTAACATGATCAAAATCGAAAAATTAATGATCGATCCGGCTGAATATCGGATTATCACAAAAAACAAAGTCATTCCTCTGGGAACCATTCACAATATTACCAATCAAGCACATTTTCGCGACAGATTAGCTGACGCAATCGGGGTTTTTCTTCCCTATTTATCAAAAACCGTATGGCAAAATCTATCTCAAGCCATGCTGAATATTTGCGAAGAAGCCTCTGCCGGCGAAGACACATCCAACACGGGGCGGGTCCGATACTGGCTTAAGGAGTACTTAACAACGTTCGCACCGCTTTATGATCCGAACGAAGCGGAACTCTCCAAGCGGGCATTTTTCGAAGGCAGTTTGTTTTTTATCTTTGGACAGGAACTAAGAAAATATTGCCAGACGTTTCAGCGCGAGCCCATTTCGGCAATAAAACTGGGTGTTATGCTCAAGGACTACGGTTTTATTCCCGATCAGAAAAATTTCAAAAACGAAAACGGTTCATACAGGAATAGGGCGATTTGGAAAATCCCGATTACCGCAGATCCGTTACTCCGGGAATTCCTTGATGTAAACATGCTCAAACATGCCAACAAAAATAATCAGGATGTCACAGCTATGAACGATGTAATGGATGCTTGTGACAATGGCCCGATTGTAAGCGTTGAAATTCATTAATTAATTGATGATAATTGTCATAATTGGATTAAAAATGCCGATAACAATTAACTTAAATCTTAAATATATCAATAGGATAGGTTCAATTTTAACCGATTTAATTGCCATAATTGTCAAAATTGAAATTTTTTTTAGCAAATTTTCCCCCTATATAGGGGTTTTTTGAAGAATTATTTTAAAAAAATAAATAAAAAACTTAAAAAATAACACTTATGACAATTAACTTATACATAACAAGTATTTACACAGTAAAGATAACAATTAATGACAATTAATGACAATTAATGACAATTATTACACATATCAGATCGCACTTTTTTGAGGTTTTTTTAAAATAAATATCTTCAAATATCCCCTATATAGGAGGGCAACATGGACAAAAAGAGTAATAAAAACAACAATGTAAGAAAGTTCAAAACCGGAGCGACCCGGGACACCGACTGTGGAAAGCTGGATTATGAGGGTTTTTTGAGTCCGCTCGTTCTTGAACGTTACGCCCAGTACATGAACAAGCACTTAATGCAAAGCGACGGAACACTCAGGGAATCGGATAATTGGCAAAAAGGTATTCCGGTGAATTCCTATATGAAATCGATGTGGCGGCACTTTATGGATGTTTGGAAGTCGTACAGGGGCACTAAGTTAGATGAAGAAGCTCTCTGTGCATTGTTGTTCAACGTCATGGGTATGCTTCATGAACAAATAAAAAATAAAACAAACAATATGGATATACCGGCATGAACGAATTTAGGGTACTGGGCCCGCCTGGTTGCGGCAAAACAACTTATCTTGCAAGACAAATAGAGAACGCTGCTGAAAAACACGGCAGTGAGAATGTTATCGTTGCCAGTTATACGAGAACGGCAGCAAATGTATTAAACCGCAGAGGCCTTCCGATTCCAAGAGAGAATATCGGCACACTGCATTCATTATGCTATCGCTGTATGAAAGATTACGAGATTGCAGAGGTAAACGCGGCCAAGTTCAATGAACAATATCCCGAGGCAGCAATTACTATTAACGGCGAGAGCCGAATGGATGAAATGGCCGCTGACGTGGTTTTCAAGACTGACGGCGATAAGTGCATGGCGGAATACAATATATGCCGGGCAAAATTGCAACCCGTAGAAAATCTGAGCAAGCCGACTATCCACTGGATCAAGAAATGGGAATCATGGAAATTAGAGCATAATTATGTCGATTTTACGGACATGATTGAAATCACCATCGCCATGGAAGAACCGTATCCCGGCAATCCGAGGATCGGTATTTATGACGAAGTGCAGGATTTTAACGCTCTGGAAATGAAGCTCATCCGTCATTGGGCAAAGTTTCAGGATCAAATAATCCTGGCGGGAGATGATGATCAGGTTTTGTTTGATTTTGCAGGAGCGAGTCCGGAAGCATTTCTTTATCCGCCAATAGACGATGTTTACAAGCGTGTTCTTAATCAGTCATGGCGTCTGCCCCGTAAAATTCATGAATATTCGCAGCGATGGATCAAACAGATTAAAAACAGAGAACCGAAAGAGTTTTTGCCCAAGAACATCGAAGGTGAGATTTTACATAGCATAGCCACATATAAGGCGCCGCACAAGGCTCTGGAGCTCGCTGAAAAATATATCAGCAACGGAAAGACTGTCATGATGCTGTCGTCCTGTGGCTATTTATTGGAGCCCCTGAAGAAATTATTAAAAAGCTCGGGCATCACGTTCCACAATCCATACCGCCCGTCGCGGGGCGACTGGAATCCAATGGGACACTTCTTTCACCGGCATACCAATAAGATCAGCACCATGGAACGCCTGTTGGCTTTTTTGAATACCGATAATTATTACTGGAGCGGCAAGGATTTATCGCTCTGGCTGGAACTGGTTAAACAGAAAGGCGTCATGAAGAAATATGCCAAGGACAGGATCCAGGATGTTATGGAAATCAACAAAGGGAATATTTTTCAGGAAAAAGAATTCTACGCAGATATTTTTGAACCGTTCGCTCTGGAACGAGCGCTAAACCGCGATCTGGTTTGGTTCAAAGATGTTTTGTTGGCTTCAAAGCGCAATGCGGTTGAATATCCGCTGACAGTTTATTCCAAGAAAGGCAAATCTGTTCTTGAGGAAAAACCGAAACTGATTATTGGAACGATCCATAGCGTAAAGGGTGGTGAGGCGGACGTCACGATTTTATTTCCTGATATGTCGCTGGCCGCTTATCAGGATTACAAACTTAACCCGGACTCGACCATCAGGACGTTCTACGTCGGAATGACACGAGCTAGAGAAACATTAATTTTATGTCAGCCCAATTCTGAGCTGAGCGTAAGATTACAATAAATACGAGGAGAATTGTAAAATGAAATATCGGGCAATCGACATTGATATTCCACTGAAAATGGTAAAACAGATAGGAATATGGAACGTTATATGGGGAACAGATATCTGGATCAATGATACACCGATGATCAAACTGTTTGCCTTAGCTAATTTTTTAATTTGGATTATTATTATCGCTACAACCTAGGAGGCTCGGTCCATGAAAGACGATTTTATACCAATAACAACAAGAAAACGCAAAGGAGCGTCTGTTCTGGAAAAAACACGACAACGCAATATTGTCAAATATTTAAATGCCCTGCCACAATGTCGCGCGGAAGTTCGGACACAAACCGGATTCGGCATAAAAGGCGGCGCAGATATTTTCGGATGTTTGAACGGCCGGCATTTTGAGCTGGAAGTCAAGCAGCCTAAAAAACACATGACGTCTTTACAGGAACACGAGATGAATGCGTGGCTACGTACAGGTTGCATCGGTGGTCGCGTAGAAGATGTTCCTACCACACGCGCGCTATTCGCTAAATTCGGTATTCAAATCTGATTTTTACAGGAGTTCAGACGCATGGCATATGTTAAACAAAAATTGGAACCCCGCAAATGTGCATATAATCAATGCAGAATAAAATTCTTACCTAATCGAAAATGGCAACGTTATTGTTGTGACCGTCACCGGTTCATGGCGTGGAAAGAAGTGAATATGAATCCGGAGGAAGAAACATGAATCTTTCCGATGCTGAATGCAAATCAATAAGTAAATTGGTTAAAGAACATTACAGTGCGTTTGCCGCCATCAAGGTCGATACGCATTGGAATGTTTTCGAACAATCTTATATTTGGTTTATCACGCGACAGGGATTATCCAGCGATCAGCAGGAAGCATTCCATCAATATTGGTGCCAATGCACCAAGAACAAGAAAAAACATTAAAATGCAAAAAAAGGGATGCCCTGCCGTCGCAGGGCATCCCTTTTGTGTGACAGTCCGAATAGAAAACTTGTATGTTACAACGCATTTTAATTAGGTTAAAACGCATTTTTGCGTAGCATTAATATACTGCCCCATCTTTAAATGTCAACCTTTTTTTAACTTCCCATCTTATTCCAATCCCAATCCCATCTTATCTTGTCTAAATCCCGAATAACGTTAATTTTCTTTTTCCACAGATGCGCACATGTTCTTAGGAAACAAGGTTTTCTGTGCTTCGAGCCAGGCGTCAATGGTTGTTTTTTGTTTTGAAATCAAGTCGTTGCGTTGTTGTATGCATGCCTTCGAGCCGATGACTGAGGAGAAAACGGCTTGTTTAAAGGCATCGTGTTCGGAGTCATGCGGCTTGATGTTCATAATATAGCGATAAGCCCACTCTTCTCCGCCGAACATATATGTCGCGATACAACGGTTTCGGTGATAATCGATGTAATTCCAACTGTATCCGCGTGGAGCGGCATAGTGATACAGTGGCCTGATCGGGGCGATATTGATTGTTTTGTCCATGGTGGCCAGTGTAAAATTAATAAAATGCTCTCCACCGCCATAGATGCCCAGTTCAGTTGGCCAGCCGCCCAGCAGATCGTAAAGTTCCCTGGACATCATCATGCCGCAGGTGGACATGCACGGGACGCGATAAACATGGTCGCTTTCGAGATAGCGCGTGAATGCGTAATGCATGACGCCATGTTCCCGGTCGTGAATTAATTTGTAAATCAGTTCCAGGCCGGGTCTCTCAAGCATGTAGGAGATCGGCATGTGCAGAGTGCCGTTGAGTTCTTTATGGTATTGCCGGTAATATTCGAACATGCCGGACAATGCTCCGGGAGAAACAATGCAATGCGAATCAACGAACCACAGGAACTCACCGTCGGAGTTACGGACGCCGAGGTTCTTGGCCTGCCAGTGAGATAACTTTTCGGCGTAATGCAGATATTTTAGCCAGGGACGTTGTTCATTGGCCAGTTCGGACATATATTTGCTACCATTGTCCTGTTTCTCGTTTTTGGCATCAAGCTGATACTGAAGCTCACTGCAGTAATTATCGATGACAATGATCTCGAAGTCGCACTTGTCACGCAGTTCGCAGTAAATATTCTGCACGGTGAACGCGATCTGCGGGTGTTCCTGTGCGAAGGGGATGATAACCGACAATTTGTTTGGGGTCATGGATTATTCCTCCTCGTTGTCTTCTTGAAGTTCTTCGACAGGTTCTCGCTGGACAATCCACCACCACATATTTGCGTCTGCATCGACATGCAGATCACGGTTATTGACACGGGCGAATGTATCTACTGTCGGCTTGACACCCGGCTCTCCAGTTCCGACATAATCATGGCCGCAAAGAAGCCCGCCGTCTTTGATTTTTGCTTCAAAGAGAGGTATTTCCTGCTCGACGACTTCGGCGGAATGGTCGCCGTCAAGATATACAAAGTCCAGATTATCAGGCAGATCGTTTAATGCTTCAAGAGATGTTTTACGGATCAGTTCCCAGCGGTTGCCATACACCGCCATGACACGCTGGACGTCGTTGTATAATTCGTCCCATCTTTCCTGCGGCCAGGCAGTGCGTTTCTTGAAAGTAAAATAGGGGTCGATTCCGTAAAGTTTCTTGAGTCTTGGGTATGCCGGAAGTATTGTGCTGGAAAGTTGGGCGGCGAAGACGCCGACTTCTACTCCGATAATATTCTCACCGGGTACTTTGTCCATGATTCTCGCGCATTTCATCAAAACGTGTTCTCTGTTACTCATGATGTCACCTTGTCCTTTCAATGTTTTAGTTTAGTTGATTTGTTTCAGGCATTTTGCCGATTTCGCTGAGGATAATATCTATCAGGTGCTCTCTGAATGTCCTGGGGGGATCCCAGTTAAGAAAAAAAGCTGCTTTTTCGGTGTTGGCGAAACTGGCATCAACATCACAGTCCTGTTGGGGCAGGAATTCAAAAGCAGCATCCGGAATAATTTCCTGGAAGATTTTCATGACAGTGCTCAGACTGATGCGTTCATTGCCGCCCAGATTAAAATGTTCGTGCTCCCAGGGCCAGGTTTCCATGAGAGCGAGATTGCACACGGCCTGTACGAGATCATCGACGTATGTGTATCCGCGCATACTGGATCCGTTTCCGTAAACCGTGATTGGCTTCCCTGATTGATACTGGGTTAGCCATTTGTAAAAGACCTGATCACGGCGTCCTTCTTTGCCGTAAACTGTAAACGGCCTAATAATCGTTGTCGGGACTGTTAACCGGTTTACGATATGCTCGCCCATGAGTTTGGTCATGCCGTATAAATTGACGGGATTCTTGGGAGCATGTTCGACAATCGGTGGAGCAGCATCGCCGAATACAGATGAACTTGAGAAACTGATCAGCCGGCAACCGTACTTTTCGCACATTTTACCGATGTTCCATGTGCCTTCGATGTTGGTGGTTAGGTATTCATGCGGGTAATCATTGCCGCGTCGTACTCCGGCTCGGGCCGCCAGATGAATAACCGTAGTGCATTGGGATGCATCGAAGGCTTTGTCGAGGTCATGCAGGTTTCTGATGTCGTCTCCCAGCGCGAGATCGTATAGCGTCAAACTGCCGTTATGTTCTGTATTGAGTTTGCTGCGTAGGTGCTTTCCGATGAAGCCCATAGCTCCGGTAATTAAAATGTTCATGATGTTTTCTCCCATTGTGTAAAAAAGGCTTTGGGGCCAGCCTTTTGAATATTGTTTTTTATTTTCCATTCTGCGCCGATGTCTTTTAGAACTTTGGGTGCATTCGGCTTGCTCCACACGCCATACTGCCAGCGCAGAACTTCGTGGATTAAACTATCATTGCCATGATGAAACTGCTTCTCCGGGTTGGCGTCTGTGGAGAGCAGAGACGCGCAGCGTTGCACAAAGTCTCCTCGCAGCAACGATGGATGCCCGGCGAATCCGGCCGTCTGGCGTAAATCTACCGGGCACTCGAAATACTCTCCATTCCAGGGGAAGATCAGATTCCAGTTCTTCATGCTCGTGGCTTGCGCGTTAAAAAACGGCAGGCGCAGAGATGCCAGAGCCGGGTAGCGCAACATCATGCCGATCAGACTGTGGATATTAATTTTCTCCAGCAGTTCCCAATCATCTTCCAGATTTAACACCCAGGGCGCGTCTGATTTCTCCCACACCCATTTGAAGGCGTGCGGGAACGATGATGTCATGGGCAGGTTGACATAATAATGGTTGAAATATCCGGCAATGATCGGAACGATTTCGTGCGAGGCGATATTTTCTCCAACTGGATCGATGTTGACGATGATCCGGCACCTGTCAATGACAGGCGCCAGCATGTTGCGATAAAAAGATGACAATGTCTGCTTGATGATATCAGGTCGCCGGGTGGCGGTCATGGTAATATCAATGAGAGGAGTCATTTATACCTCCGCGATAGAAACTAAGATGATGAATCATGTCGTAAACCCGGTTGTCGCTGCGATACGGAACCAACGCCTTTTTTAATTCCCACTCGATACGTGAGTCGCGTTGATAACCTAAATTATTGAACCGGGCGTCCCAGTACGCTGAACTTTGTATATTGATGCCACTTTTGTCGAAACTATCGGGGTGCGCAATAACCATCAGGATGTTTCGTGACAACATAGTCAGGTTCCGAAGGTAGGCTTCTGTTTTGTTTGGATGAATATTTTCTGCAACGTGGATAGATATTGCCAGATCGAAACAAAACGAAAAGTCTTCCTCGATCCATGGGACACAAAGATCGAGATACAATATTTTGTCGCGTACGTGAGAGAGCACAGTCTCCCGCGGCATATTAGGTTCTTCGACGCCGACGGCAAGAATTCCGTGATCACAAAACCACTGCACCATATCTCCGTTGCCACAGCCGACATCGATAATATTAGCCGGATGCAAAGTTAACGCAATGGCGGGACAAATAATTTCCGAACCCCAGGAAGTGTTGTTTTTCCGATGCTTCATTTCAACGCCTCCTTGATTTTTTTACGCAGAGCAAAAAGGTGGTCGCCGGGTGGCTTGAGCAGATCTTCGAGGTTGTCCAAAATAATATCCGTTGGCCATTCCCACCATTTCAGCTTGGCGTTGATATAATTGCGCCAGGATTCCTCGAAGCGCCATCCTGTTACCTGTGCTGGATTGCCGATGACGATGGCATACGGTTCAACGTTTTGAGTGACGACCGCCCCGGGCTGAACTATTGCTCCGTTGCCGATGGTTACGCCGGGATAAATAATTGCGCCATGTCCGATGTATACGTCATTGCCGATGATCGTAGGCACTATGGTTTTATGCGCTGGCTGTCTGGCTGAGTCAAACAAGGCGAAGAACGGATAATGGGTGGTGTTCTGGTTGGGCATGTCTTCGTGTTCTAGAAAGATTACGTCATCGGCGATGACACAGAATTTGCCGATATGCAGGACACAGTCTATGCTGATGCGCGGATGCCCCAGTGTCAGGTCGCCGATATCGTGACATCGATAAATCGTGTTGGTGATTGCGAAGTCTTTTTTCATGAGTTCACCCTCGCTTCCGCCATGATAGGCGCATAATATTGCCTGTATAAATAATCGTAATTGTAGCATTTACGCATGAAGGTACGCGTCATGATGCCGTCGTTTTCCTGCATGCGTCCCATAATTGCGAGAGCGATTTGGCGAAGATAATCGTTCATTGCTTCAGGTTCTCGCTGCATCACGACGTTGTATGCTCCGAAATCAAAAAACAACGTATGTCCTCCGGATATTTCACGTTGCATTTGAAGTGATCGGTTCAGGACACACAGGGCGCCTGACGCGAGCGATATTTCCGGCAGGACCAGTCCGAAAGTTTCTCCGCGCGTCGGGAAAATAAATAAATTGCAGAGCTGCATGAGCTCAAACAGGATGTCCGACGGGATGCCGACACGATAATTATTGCCGGCAATGTCCGGCATGAGCGATGAAAAGAAAAAATCTTTTCCGGGCACGAGACCGTATTTTGTGGCCATGACTTCGTATTCTTTGAGATTGGCGTAATGTTCCTGCGTCGTCGCCCACTGATTTGCGACCATCAGGCATACTGACACGCCGAGCGATTTTATAAACGCCATGATTTTGATCACTTCATCGACGCCTTTGGATTCAAAGCGCTCAGAAGATGCGGGCAAAATCTGTACGATGTCGGCCTGCATGAGCGCCGGATATCTATCGATAATCTCACAGGCGCTTGCGCTGAAATGATACATTGTACGGAGATCTTTAATGTGCGGAATGACCCGCACGGAAGACAATGTCGTGTGAAAGGCTTCGGCGACGTGCAACGCATCGGTTTTGTTCGGGTAGATTAACTTATGGCCAGGACCGTAATCCGCCATGTGCCACCAGTCCCGTTGCGATGGGATACTGTGAATCCAGTGCATCCAGATCACGCCTGGAGTCTTGCCGTTGAGCTGTTTGATGCCTTCGCCATAAGGTCTGTTCCATCCTGTAAAGACAATGTCATGCGTAAAGATCGTGTCAATATTATGCTGTTTGATGACTTCGGCCAGCATAACAACCGTACGGTCTGCTGTTTCCCGATGCGCCGCTGAAAGTTCCTGGCCGTTTTGGTAATCAATCAGGTCGGCATCGGGAACAATCGACAAGACGGTACAATCAAGATGGTTGGGGAGATTTGATAAATCGAACTTTTCGTTGACGAGAAGAATTACATTGTTGCCATATTCCGAGAGCATTCGGATTTGATCTTTGACAATCCCGGTCAGACTGTACCAGGGATTTAACTCGCGGAACGACGTAAGAATAGCCACATTCGCCATAAAGCTGCCTCCTTATGATGGTTGTGTAAAAGTAAAAAACCGTAGCTGCAACTACGGCAAGTTATGCCTTCGCGGGTTCTTCAGCCGCTTCTCTCTTGTGGTTGTTTTGCTGTTGCATTGCCCGTTGCGGGGCGACTTGTTTGTCGATGTCATTAATGAGACTATTGACATTTAACCAGGGTTGCTGAGTAAGATTTTGCATGATCGCGTTGATGGTTGCTTCTTTCAGAACAAATTGCATATGATTCCTCCCTTAAATTTTATTTGGAGACGTTGTAGCATCTTTTATAAATAATACAACGACAAAAAAAGAAGTGATCCGGCAGGGAGGACCGGATCACTTCCGCGGCGCGGCATAGCGGCAGGAAGCCGCGCGTTATTCTTCGCTCAGAGACGCCTGATACGCGGCAATAATCTCCGGCGTCCAGACTGCTTCGGCGATTGCCCGGACTTTCGGGTCTTGATTATCGAGATTGTCGCCGGGAGCGAGGACATGGCGATGATAGGTCCTGCTGATTTCCACATCGCCGTCTTTGATAATCGTGTCCTGCCGTACCTGCACACAATTATTCGCGACTACTTCGACTTGACCGATGATAACTTCTTTTGTAAGCATATTTTTCTCCTTATGAATTATGAAATTTTTATACTAAATAAAACCCTTGCAACGTTGTCCTGACATTTCCGGTAGAATTCGTTGTAAGAGTGTGATTCGTTTGGCTGCCGTCTAGTTTTTTGAATGTCAATGTTGTTCCTGCCATATACGTGCAACATGGTGATCCATCGGCGTCTATAATATCAGTACGTGCAACGTGTGCCCAATGTAGACCTGAGTATGAACTCGCTACTGTGAATGGCAGTCCCTTTATTGATTGAGTGCTTACACTATTGGCAGTGATGAATATATAGATAAAAACAATCTTGCCGATTTTCACATACTTTCCGGACCCGATTGTATCATCACCTGAATCGAGTGGTGTCCACGTTCCTTCTTCGTAATCATCCAGTGTATTTGCGTCAGCAGACGCATTCTCTGTTGCAGGGAATTTGATTTGTCCAGAGGCCAAATCGATCATGCCGCCGAACCGCACGTTACCTGTACCGGTGTAAATGGCATAATTATTTGTACCGCCGGAAACGTTGCCGATGCTAATGCCGTAATTATTAGTAGAAGCACCGGATATTGCTCCAAGGCTTATGCCGTATTTTGTTGTCTGTGTGCCGGACAACGTACCGACATTAATACCTGCGGCGACCGTTCCTGCTCCGCCCATGGCAGCAATGCCCAGACCGTAACGGTTGGTCATCGTGCCTGTCACTCCGGTATTACTGACATAGACGCCATATGCAGTAGTGATCGTGCCATCTGCGTCAGCGTTCAGTATTTCAAAATATCCGCCATATGCGGTGTTGATAGTTCCGCCGACACCGCATACACTAATGCCTGCTCTGCCATAGAGGCCTATCTGCCTGTCAAGCGTGCCGCAAAATGATTCGGTTAAAATGTAGGCACCTGAACGTATACCACAATGCAAGCCACTGTTGGTTATGCCCGCATCAAGAGTATAATTAGCCATTGCGATATCAAATATATAATGATGATGTGTCGCGTTCTCAGTTTCCGAGATCTTCCCGGTGATTTTAGCGATTTGCCCCGTGGCGTTTGTTATTGTCGCGGTATGATTGGTCGCCAGTTTCTCGCTTTCCAGTTCATCGATAGCATCTTGTACGGTGACGGCTTGCAACGCACCGGATGGCGTATAGGTGAGATAATCGGCGATGATGCTTTTCGAGTCAACGCCATCATGATCGTGGCCGGTTGACAAATTTTCTATAGCAGCCGCGAGATTGGTAAAGTTGGCATCGAATTCTGTCGCGTTGATCGGCGCGCCCTTTCCGGCGCGGGTGACGATTGTAATAGCCATTAGTTTTCCTCCTTATTCATTCGCTATCCGGGTTTACTTCCTGTTGTTTTTTGAGCTGCGCTTCCAGCTCTTTGTTCCGCTCAATAATTTTCTGAGCTTCATTGTTGATGCTGATCAGCATGTTGTTTTTTTCCATTAACATGCCAAGCAATACTTGTTCCTGTTGAATATCCTGTACTGTTTTCATATAGTTTCCTCCCTGGTAGAATTTAAAATGCCGGACCAATGCGTGTCCATATTGTTGATCCGCTCATATTGACATATAGAGATCCGTCTGATGTGAGCCATAATGTCCCTTTTCTTGCGGAATGTGACGGAGCGGCAGCAGACGTTGACGGTTCCAGGACAATCGGACCGGTCACGCCCTTGAAATAACCGCCATACGCCAGAATGCTTGCGTCGGGGGGTGATTCGAAGTCACCGGTTCCCGTTGTGTTTTTGGCTTCGGCATACACACCATAATTCACGTTGCCGCCGTTGACGAAAAAGTTTGCGCCATAGTTTGTTAATGTTTTTGTTCCACTGGCTTTTAGAGTGCAATTGGCAGTATGAATGCCGTACGATTCCCTGGCCACAGTGCACGCAATCGTTCCGATGGCGACGACGGCAATCGGAGCGACATTGGCTGCGACCTTTTCGCTACGTTCGGCCAATCCAAGCAGGGCGGTCGGAGATCCGGTGGACGCACCGAGCATAACTTCCCAGTCGCCGGCGTCATTGTAAAAATACAACCGATGATTCGTAGAGTTAAATTCCATGCGTTTGCCGGTTCCGGTCGCGGTTTTCATGTCGCCGACCAAAAGCAAGTCCGTGCCGTTCCAGTTAAAGTATTTCGATGAATTGCCAATCATGAATTTTGCCGTGCCGCCATTATCTACGCCTAGAATAAATCCAGTCTGCGAATTGGTGAATCCGGTCTTGCCTGCGCCAATGTACGTAGCTCCGGAAGCGGCCGATAACGTGATGGTCTTTGATGTAATCGTGCCGGAGCCGATCTTGTCTGCGGTAACTTCGCCCGCTTTGATTTTGTCTGCCGTGATACAATTTGCGGCAAGGTTGCGTGTCAGGATGCTGCCGTCAGTGATCAAATCTCCGTTGATGCCGACCCCGGAAACTTCGTCAATAGGGCCGACCGTGAAGACGGCCTTCGGGTTCATGGTGTCCGTTGGATCGACAACCATGAATTGGTCTGACAAAATCACGAATTTAGATGAACCGGAATCGTCCAGCATCATGCCGACGCCGGCAACATGCTTATTGGCATTGAGCTTCAATGTCCATCGCGAAAGCAGTCCGGCGTTTATTGCCGTCCAGTAGGTCGGATTAGAGGCGGGAGCCTTGTTCAGGGCTGTTTTGATACACCGATAATATACGGATGAAACCAGGACGATTTCGCCGGGATAATAGGTCGTCGCGGCATTGTATGCCGTCGCGTTGGCTGTATCATAAACTTCCAGCCTGTTTTCCAGCGCGGCAAGGCGCAGATAATTATTTGCGTCTTTTTGATCCGTGTCGTATGTCGCCGTTAAGAGCCGGTCCGCGATGGACGTCGTATGAGCGCTGATTGTGGTTTCGGCGGAATTCACCCGGCCTTCGATTGAATTAATCATCGAAGTGTGTGATGAGATGGTTGCCGTATGGCCGTCAATGACGAGTTCCGCATCGGATAACGCCCCTTCTGTGGTGCTGAGTCTGCCCTCGACGGACGTCAGACGCGATGCATGCAGCGATATGGTCGCCGTATGAGCGTCGATGGTTTGCTCCGCGAGCGAGATGTTATAGTTGGCTTCATTCAGGTCTGTTTTACTGGCTTTGAGAGCAATAGTCGCGTTCGCGCCATCGATATCAATCTCGGCCTGGGACAGACGGTTGCCGTAATCTTCGAGCAGGGCGGCATGGAGTAAAATATCAGCTTTGGTTCCATCTACATCAATTTGCGCTGTCGATATGCGGGTGTCTATGTTTGTGATATCACCGACATCTTCAACGATGATGCCGTTTTCTACGATATCAGCAACCAGAGCGATAGGACCGGTGATGGCTTGTGACATGATATCGATTCCATCGGCGTTGATTTCTACCTGATTAATAATGCTGGAGAACCGGGCGGCAAAATCAGACGCTTCCCAGTATTCTTCCCACCCGGACGTAACGCCTGGCGTAGGCGCTGGCGTAAAATCGATTAATTTAATACAGACATAGGCTGTGCCGCCTGACTTGACGTAATCGTTCACATCATAATAACGATCTGCATCGAAGGCCGGCAGGAACTGTTGCGAGAACGCGTCGAAGTCCACTTGCGTAACACGCAGAAGAATGTCGGCGGCGTTTTGGCTGGACAAACTTTCCGCTGATGTTACGCGGTCTTCCAGCAGATCATACGTTGTTGTGCTGACTTTGTTGACAATTTCTCCTTCGAGCGTGTCCACGCGGGACTCGACTTCCGTAAGCAGGGTCGCAATGGCGTCTGCTTCTTCCCAGTACGCCGTATCGACGCCGGGTGTCTTTACGGCAGGGTAATCATAAGCCTGAATACATCGATAGACGACGCTGTTGTAGGTAACATATCGGCCTGCGGTGTAACTGCCAGTTGCGCTCCAGGGCGTTGTGGTCAGTCCTGCTATTTCAGATTGCAGAGCTTCCAGCGTCAATAATGCATCAGCTGCGTTGTGCATGGCCGTGCTGATATTGGTTTTTAATATATTTTGCGCTTCCGACAATCCACAGTAGGCATCGGCAAGGCCGGAGAAAATGCCGCTTTCAACGATATCGTTTTCAATCAGAAAGCTGTCCGTGTCCAGAACATCAATGCGGCTGTTTAATGTGTTGACAAGTTGATTCTCTGTAATGCTGCCGGTCAGGATGGCCAGATAGTCGGCCGGATTGGTTGACGTCGAACCTTCGACGCCATCGGTCGCGCTGGCCGGGAACCAACTGCTGATTGATCCGTATTTGTTGCGCAGCCGGATCCAGTAATACCGGGTGTCAATCAGATCGAGTCCACCATGCGCCCAGGTCAGGGCTGCAGTTTCGCCGACCTGAAAAGCGTAATTGCGGTTATTGACATCCGATGACCATATTTCGACGCATTGGAAATCAGTAAATGTCTCGAATACGAAACTTAATAAGATCGAATAAGTCGATCCGGCAGCCGTGAGCCCGGTCGGAGCATTTAATGTCGCGATGGTTTTGGTGGTCGATCCCGCCGCGCTTTCGTTTCCGGCGACGTCAACGGCGATGATGCTGTAGATTTTCTCGCCTGTCCAGGTAATGCGCTCCTGGTATCGCAGCGAATTGTCCTGAATGACATCATTGATTTTATAATACGCTATCGGCAGAGTGGTCTTGCAATCGGGCCACGTTACGACACACATCTCGCCCTCGACAGATGTTGTCGGCGTAGGCGTGCTCGGAATGCTGATCGTGATACTGGACGCGGACACTGCGGCGGATTCCCCGTTTAAATTACAGTTCTTGAGCGTAAACGTATAGACTCCGGCAGTAAGAGCACCGTTGTAGATAAAGAGTGTGCCGGCATAATTCTGCACAACAGCCGTGCCGTTGAGATATAGGGAGTATCCCGTCGTGGTCGCATCCAGCGATGGAGACCAGGTTAATTGGATCGATGTCCCGACAAGCGAGGCAGAAAGCGAAACGGGCGCGTCAGGAACGGCCATGATCGCTGTTCCGGTGATTTGCAGTGTTTTGGTGATACCGTCCGCAGGATTCTTGGTATGGCTGACACAGAACAGATATGATCCGTCGCCAGCGCGCAGGTTCGTCAGGTGCATGAACGGGATACTGGTTTGCCCGGCGTAGGTGAATGTTTTGGCGCCTTCGCGCTGGTAGAAAACGTGCCAGAGCAGGGCGAACCCGCTCCATGACAAATTGACCGTTGTGGTAGGAGAGCCATCCCAACTTTGGATTTCTTCAGCTTTGAGATTTTGCTCATAAATAATTGTCGGCGGAAGTTCCGGCGTGGGCACGGCGGCTGTGTCATCGTAAATGCCGTCGAAGTATTCGATGCAATGTAGTTTTCGTGTCAGGTCGCCAGCGCGTGAAATTTTGAGCACTCGAAAATACTTGGTCGCGGCGCCCGTAGCCGTGACAACCCATTTATCATATTGTACGGGAACGGGATCGAACGTGCCGACAATCGTAACAGTCGGCGATATCGTGATCTCATCCACAGCCGCAATCGTGTATTCGACAATGCTGTCATCGTCAGCGGACTGCAGGCGTATCGTGTATGTTACGCCGGGATTTAGCGTCAGGGGCTTATCCAGTGTAATAGTATTGGTAGTAGCTGAGATAACCAGACCGCCTTCGCCCCACAGTGTGACATCGTGCTGAACTTCAATGACGTCCCAGGGCATGCAGCCGATGGCATCAATGTCAGCTTCAAATGAACATGTGCATGTCAGGTATCTGTTCGACTTTAGCGCGAAGTAACCATGCGCCATCGCTTCTTCAAGTGTGACACAACCCTTTAATGTTATTTGCGATTTCTTGATTTCAGTCGTTGTGGAATCGAAATCATCAGCGTACAGCTCAATGGTCCGTTGCTTGTATGAATTTTCTTTGTCCCAGAATGTAACGTCAATAGCGTTGGCGCGTTCGGCCATCGGCAAATATTCAAATCCGAAGCTCTTGGACTTAATATTGGCGACATTGAAAATAAAACTTTGCACGGGCAGGGATTCCAGCTTGTCAACAAAGCAGGAGAATTCACTGCCGATCTGAACTGTGTTGCCGCGCCCGAGCTGCCCGATCATGTTGAGCGTTTTACGGAGCGTCGTGGATGCATCCAGATAAATATTGCATTTAAACGCGACGGGCGAAGCAACCCCTTCGGCGGTATAATGTTCATCGCAATTTTCCGCCCAGGCTGCAAAATCGGCATAACGAATCTTGTTTTTATCGACGCCACCACCGTAAACGGAATTATGCAGAATGTCATAACTTGCCCATGCCGGGTTATCGGCCGGCTTATATACATAAGCACTGCCGTTCCACACAGGGACTGTGGACCGGGTGGCAATTAAAGACAATGTCGGGATGCCGCCGGATAATTTATCGGTGGCCAGCGCGCGGATCGCAAAAACAGACGATCCCGGATACGTGAAATCATCGTAAATAATAGACTCGATGTATTCCAGATATGTATCAGAAACGTAACGCGAGTTATTGGCCGGGGAGTGGCCTTTGGTAAACCGAACACGAACCTGATAGGTTCCTTCTGGCAGATTGTCGGCATAAAATACACGCCGCACAGAACTCATTTGTTCTTCTTCAATGACTGTATAGGTCGAGAGAACTTCATCGCGTCTCTGAATATTGCTGCCTGTCGTGACCCAGTGCCATTGAAACAACGGACGCTGTCCGTATTCTGTGGTCGGCCAATCTACCGCTTTTGTGCGGTCGGTTTCGCCTTCGACATGCATACTCGGATGCAGATGGCCTACTTCAATTTCTACCCAGTTTGGTCCGTCCCAATATCCCCACGACCAGTGGCTATCGTAATAGTCGTCCAGAGTCTTCTTGGCGTGGCTGGTCAGGCGCGTCCATGCCAGGCTGTTGGTTTCTTTATACTCTATGTCAAGATAGACTTTTAATGGTGCCGTGCCGCCTTCGCTCTTGTTTTTATACAGACCCATCGGCAGGGCAATGGCAACACCCAGGCCCTGAATATTGGTGCCGTTGGCTTCGACGGTTGTCCAGGGATGATTAACCTCGGTCCAATATGTACCTTCTTCCGGTTCGTGGTAATTAGCAATGCCGCCATGGGCTTTCAGGCAACGCCATGCGCATCCATCGTTATCGACGTAATCATTGACATCGTATGACGTCTCTGCGTCCCATTGTGTGTATTTTGTTATTTTCTGGTTTATCGACCGCATATCGCGCAAATCGGTAAAATTCTGGATAGCGCTCTGCGTGGTGGCTCCAAGTCGATATTCCCATGTGAGATTATCTTCATCTTTGACAACAGGATTGTCGTTGAGGCGGATGCTGGTTTCATCAATATCGGTAATCGAGTGATCGGCAATGGCATAAAGTAAGTTGAGATATTGCTTATCGTCAACACACTCGATGTATTTGCCGATGATGGGCGGCGTGATTCTTGCTGTGCCATACAACACAGGCCATACGACGCCTTCCCGGTTGGAATTTTCTCCGGTGACACCCCAGGAGTATGTCGGGGATTCATCGTCTTTGCCGGTCATGTCATAGGGACAGAGCAATCCGACAAGAATGCCGCCGGCAACGCCGACTGCCGTGCCGACTGCGGCGGCATACGCTATGCCTGCCGTCGAAATTGTAAATACGCCATTGGTGGTTGTACCAAGTCCCCAGTAACCCGCCGTTCCCCATCCGCCTGCGCCGCCGGCGTACCATGTTGCCGCCATCGCGACAATAGTTACGACGACCATCAAGACCGAGCGCATAGTGTTCTTGCCGCCGCCGCCGCCGCCGCCTTCCGGCACGGCGCACAGCACCACGCTGCCTTCGGGATAGATCAGAGAGTAATCAGCGTCCTGCGGAACAACTTCGCCATTTATGGCTGCGACATAGAAGCATCCGTCCAGCGGACTGCGGACGAGATCGATGCATTCTTTAAGCGACAATCCGGACGGAGCGGACTTGAATTCACGGTTGCCCATCGGCTCGAACGGATTGGTAATATTGACAATATTAATACCCCGGGTCAAGGTTTCCATCTATAATAACCCCTTATCTTCCGTCTGAAAAAACGATCATTGATGTCGGTAACAGATACGTTCCTGTCCTGCAAAATATGAATGAATTTATTATTGCCGATATACACGCCAAGGTGCTGCACGAGATCAGGCTTCGCGGCATCAAGCGCGATGCACACGGCACAGCCCCGTTCAGGCACGTCCAGTTTTTCCCATTTGCCGCTTTGGATTTCACGGTCAATCACGCGAGAGTCGGCATTGGTATACGGATATTCATTATTGGCAAGCGACGCGGCGACCTGCTCAACAGCAACGTGTTCTACGTCGGATATCTGGATATCGTTGCCCAGCCGATGCATAACTTCGATAAACAGGCTGCGGCAATCATAGGTCCCCGGTGTTTTTCCGCCGCGCTCGTATTTTCCGTTAAATAAATCAAGTAATGTCGAATCCACCGATACCTACTCCTGGACAGTTGCCGAATCTTGCGGAATTACCTCGCTCCCGGCATTGTACTAATGTGTGGTCGCACGTTGTTTCGACGCCGGTATATCCACAAAGCGCCCCCTTGAAGATATAGCGGCAATGGTTCCTAAGAATCCGGTTCTGCGGAAACCGGCGCTGATACGGATTGCTGGCCGAAAGAACAAATGATGCCCACTGTGCGTCGCACTTCGGCTGTTTGAGTTCAAATGTATGTTCGATTTCCGGCTCGGCAGCAGAGTTCGCAGCGATGACTTTCGTGTTAATCACGCAGATCGACACTGTTGTCGGCGAATATCCGTTTGTTTTGATTTCATAATCATACAGCTGGATATACTGATCCATAACGCGGGAAACGTTGGATATCTGTATCGTTACGATGGGCACTTCGCCGCTGGACCCGTCTGTCAATTCGCTGATAGAAAACGGAAAAGCGATCCATGTTTCCGGCTGATCGTCGTCAGGATGCTGCCAGGTGATATCTTCCGAATTGCTGACCAGCCGGATGATTTCGTCGACGCCGGGAATAATAATGCGCAGGCAGACCAGGAAGACACTGTCGGTTGCCAGCTTGTTTTTTTCCTGAATTGCGACCGATGATAAAGATATAGCCATTATATTTCCCTCAGCGAGATTTGTCCGTACCGGTATCCGGGCGCAAGAATTGACCAGTCCAGTTCATCCTGATAAAACGTGACGGTATATATCACACTGGTCGTCGGATGCGTCCAGGTGAACGGACTGCCCTGATTGGCAATAAAAAACGCCTCAAGAGTGGCATAGTCGGATTCGGTCAAAGCGACCGATTCATCCCATTTTAGTGTAAAAGTCTTTTTCGCCTTGGTCCATTTTTTGCGCATCTGCATATAATTGCTGTCTTTTTCAGTACGCACAGCAGGCAGATACGTTTTTTCGTTAATCGGATATTTGGGTTCTGCTATTGTGGGCCATGCTGTTGCCATATCTTATCCTCCGAACATTCCTCTGATACCGCCGACATCTCTGTCCATGGCATCGATTAAGACGGAAACAATGTATTCCTGACCGTTGAACTGGACATCGGATTGTGATGCTTTCAGTGGCGTGCCGCTTTCGTTTTTAAGTTCTACTTTGAATGGGACATCCTGGCGCCTGGTCACTTCGCCGCCGGACGCGTAATAATACTTGGTGCTGTCCGATCTGGGCAGGGCAGGAACAGAGAAACTTATATTGCCCGGGATCAGGCCTTCGTTCAATGCTGCCATGAAGTTTACGCCGTATTTATTCACAGCAGCCTTGCGCATGACGTACTCGCCGCCCATCGCCATGATCGGGACGTCGTCTTTTTTGCCGGACCCGCCCTTGATCTCGCCACCTTTGGCCATGCCTTGTATGGTTGTGGAAACGATTCCGGCGATTTGCGCTGCAACGACGCCCGCAGCGATGCCGGCAGAAATCGCTCCGAAGGTCGGGCTGATTTCGTTGCCGGATTTATAGGCGGCCAACACAGACTGATACCCCTTGATGGTCGCATCAGCGAGTGCGATGGCTTTCATGACGTAAAAAGCTTCTTTGCTTTTTCTGCCGGACGCTTCATACATGGTAGTTGCAATATCAAGCAGGGCGCCAGACATATTCGATGCCATCTGAATGCGTTTCTGGATCATTCCTTCGACATGCATGTTAGTATTGTGCTCGGTTGCCAGATAACGGTCATTCAAGATTTGCTGGGCTGCCGCGATTTTCTCGCCGGCTTCGGTTGTCATGGCTTCTTTATTGGCCAGATGCGCCTGAAGTTGTTGTTCGACACGCGTGAAATACTGCTCCGGTGTTTCGGTGCTGGACATTACTTCTGTACCGGCATCGAAGCCGATATTTTCAGGCAGACTTTGTAATGCAGCGCCGAGACGTCCGGCATAAGCATAATCGGTTTCTTGCTGGGTGGTCGCCAGAATTTCGGCTTCCCGGTTATATCCCAGCGGAACTTGCTGTCCGTAAATCTGCATTTTAGTTTTGTCGGATTCGCGCTTTAATTCACGAAGCGTATTATTCCAATTATCAATATCGACACCTTTTTTGTTAGCATCTTCTTTACGCGTGATCTGCCATTCATCAACCTGAGCCCCAAATGTTTTGCCGACTTCTTCAAATTCTTTTGTATTGATTTTGCTCAGGTCGCCGGAAATGTTCTCAAATATGGTATTGATAGCTTCCAGTTTATCGACAGGGAGAACATCTTGATTGTTAATAATTGCCTGGAGTTCAGCAAGCGCCTTGAGCATCTTTTTGTATTTCTCAATAGTCCCCCACTCAATATCTGCATGGAGATTTGCTTGTCTCGGTAGAAGCTTATTCATGGCGGCGGCCAAAGCAGTAGACGTGTCGGCCTTGTCGATCTCTGCGAGCAACGCTTGTCGCGTTTCGTCGATTTTGCCGGCATCAACTGTTTTACCGGACATGGCACTGACTTTAACTTTGGAATTCATTTCCGTGCGGATATTGGCCATCATGAGATCGAGAATCGATGACAGGGAATTAGAATATCGCTTGTTATCATCAGAGGCTTTTTTACTATAAAATGCATCGATGCTCATGCCGCCTCGTTCATAGATGCCCTTCATAGCCTTGAGGGATTCTTCAGCTTCGCCTTTGGCTGCGCTGATCACGAACTCCATGTGCTTTTTAGCGCGGGCAGCCAGTTCTTCGTCGCGCTTTTTATCATAAATGCCGTCAATGGCTTGCTGTGCGAGACGAATAGCTTCGTAATTTTCGGTAATTCTTAAATGTTGATAATCTTGGCTTCCGAGAAATTTTTCATGTTCGGCACGTCGCTCAAGCTCGATTTTTTCCAGTTCATTAACTGTTCCTTTTGATATATTCTCAAGGATATGCGTCATGGCAGTTCTGGATTTTTCTTCCAATTTATCGAGAGCCGCATCTTGTTCAGCGAGAATTAATCTAATTTTCGATTCCAGCAGATCGGCTGTATAAGCATCGGGGTCCTGAGCGTGTTGTTTCCGGGCGGATTCGAGTTGGATTTGGGTTGCTTCTGAAACATTCCATGGCGAGTCTTCGATTAATTTTGCCCAGCGGGATGCCAGCGCGGATGCTGCACTTGCTTTTCTTTCCTGCGCCTGATTAAAAGCAATCTGCCAATCGGTCAGTCCCGCTGTCCGGCGAAACATATCAAGTTCGTCGCCAAAATACGGTTGCCCTTCACCGACTTTATAGACTCTGGTTTTTTCGTGCCTTGCCGCTTCTTCGGCAAGTGCTTGCTCCAGGTCCGACTTGTCACGCTTATTGAATTTTGCATCATGTAATATATTGGCGATGATTTGATTATATTCAGCATCAGCGCCTTCCTGAATCGTGCCGAGATAACGCTTGGTGCGCGCACGGTCTCTGCCCCATCGCTGTTTGTTATTAAAAGACATGACTTGTTCCGGGCCACCGCGATAAACATATTCTTCGCCGAATTTATCGGGAGAGACTTTATTTTGCACAGCCCATTGATATATAAATTTCTCCCGTTCACTCATGGGAATTGCTGCAGTTGTTGACGGAATACTATAAGATGCCGCGTTGGCTTCTGGCGCACCGCCACCGAAGAGACTGCGTCTTTTGATATGCTCCCAAAATCCACCACGTTCTTGTTCGCGCTGTTTCATCTCGCGCTGAATAACCATAGCTTCGGGACTAAGATCATAGGGTCTGATTGACGTGACAGCATTGATCAGCGGTTTGTTTTCGTCGTATGCATTTAAAATGGGTTGCGTGACCGGCAATGATTCAAATAAGTAGCGTCCCCATGGATTGATTTGTCCGGAATATTCATCATAACCCAACAATCGTTGAATCAGGTAGGGCATTTTTTCGTACCGCTTGCCGGATGTATTGTCTGCAATAGCCTTGCCTGCAAAAACATTATAACCGGAAACCAGTTCCGCTAATTTTACAAGTGGCGTGAGTTGCGAATACAAATTTTTCCAGTCGCCTGTAATATTTTTCTGGAAATCTTCGGATTGGAAACTTAAATTTCCGTAATTTCCGAATGTATACATATTGCGTTCGTAATCCGGGCGGTCCATCGGATAATTTTTTAAATGTGAGGGCAGGGTGGCTTCTTTGGCTTTGGCCAGGGCTACCCACAGCTGGGGATTGTTGGTTAACTCATCAGGCCAGAATTGCATTTGTCCCTTCATGAAATCATAAAACGGAAATATCCGGCTCATGATATCGTTTTCAAAACTTGTTTTGTAAGCTCTATTATATTCGTAAAAGACGCGTTTTGTATTGGCTATCGCACCGACAAGTCCCTTGCCTTTGCCCATGCCGTCAAGAGCCAGTGCTGTCCTATTAATGGACTCAGACAGATTGGCCAGTTTCGTGAAGGGACTATATTTGTGTGCTCCATACATGCCGTATTGAGACACAACACCGCGGTCGGCGAATTCTTTATATAATTGCGGATTATTCTTGCCCTTAGTGGCAACCATTTTGATGGCTTCCCAATAATTTTGCGGACTGATCCCCTGCGAAATGCCCTGCAAGGTTGTGCCAATGGCGTTACGGGTCTGGAAGATCGGGTTCCAGGAGAGCAGCCATTTGTAGGCGGAATTGATTTTGTCCACGCCACTTCCGACCCAGCCCTTGGGTTTCTGAATAAAAGCATCGTCCAGAACTTTATAAGCGGCACTATCATCCTGGATGACGGTTTGTGTCTTGCTTTTCAGGATTGTTTGAGATTTCTTAACCTGGATTTTAAGATTATCAATTACGGCTTTTTGGGCTTTGATTTCCGGTAACTGATTGACCCAATCATCATATTTCAGGGGACGGGCAGCATTGGTATAACCTGGGTCAACAGGTGCTTTTGCTACAAACGCATCCCATTTTTTCTTTAATGCATTGGGGTGGCTCATTTTTGTGAGTTCCTGACGGGCAGCAAGCAATTCGCGCTCAACAGCTTGTGTGCCGTCATCTATGCCGCTTATTGATTTTAATTCCTTCTTTTTGGCCAATTCTTTTGTAAGATCAGAGATGAGATTTTTCTGTTTCTGTATTTCCGGAAGACTTTTTACCCAGTCCTCATACTTAGGTAGAATTTTTGTCGCAGGTTTATTATGAGCAGAAAAGTTTGCAATATAATCATTGAAACGGCTCCGCAATGATGGATCATTTTTCAATTTATTCAATTGAGCACTTTCATCTATCAGGCGTTGGGAATATTTCGAAACATTACTAGCTGCCTCAATCTGTTCCGGGGTACGCAAGTAAACTTTTGTTGGTGTACGGAATTTGGTCTGACCGTTTGCAGTTAAGTTTTTCCCAGTGTATTTACTGACATTATATCCGAGTTTGTTGAGTCTTGAGAAATCCCTGGATTCCACAGCAACACTAAAGGCATCCTTGAATTTTTCTAGCTCATCGGGTTTCATGGTTTTCTCAAGATCGTGAAAAATATTGAACATTCGGCCCAAATTATCGAGACCTTTTTCGCCTTTGGGAACTTTTGCTGCGAGATCCACCATGACCGAGCCGGTTTTTTTCAGGGCCATGAATGTTACTTTGGTTGCACCGAACATGGCAGGATCGGTGCCAATATCAATACCCAATCCCAATGCAGTTCTTAGGGGACCAGCTTCCAAGATCGGAAGAGCGTCGTGTAGGGAAAGAGTGTACGTCCTG